TCACAGCGTAAAATAGCAAAAATATGTAAGGTTGATAGAAATACGCTTGCAAGATTTTTGAAATATGAATTAATCAATTAGAGTAAATCAAATTAGAAAGGAATCAAATGATAATAGCATGGTTCAGTTGCGGTGCTACATCCGCAGTTGCTTGTAAGATAGCATTAAGCCTATACGATGATGTACATATCTACTATATTGAAACTGGTTCCAGTCATCCCGATAACACTAGATTCTTAGCAGATTGTGAAAAGTGGTACAATCAATCTATCCACATTATCCGAAGCGACAAATACACTTGCGTAGCTGATGTCCTACGGAAAGGTTTTATAAATGGGGCACATGGAGCAGCTTGTACTCTTGAATTGAAAAAGAAAGTCCGGTATAAGTTGGAAAAAGAATTGCAGCAATGGGATGGGCAAGTTTGGGGATTCGATTACGATCCGAAAGAGATAAACCGGGCTATCCGACTAAAGCAACAATATCCAGACACAAAGCCGCTGTTTCCGCTTATTGAAAAGCAGATTACGAAACCGGATGCTATGGGTATGCTTTGGAAAGCCGGTATTGAAATCCCCGCTATGTATAAGATGGGCTACAATAACAACAACTGCATCGGCTGTGTGAAAGGTGGCATGGGCTACTGGAACAAAATCCGGAAGGACTTCCCGGAGGTATTTGCTCAAATGGCACAGATTGAACGTGATGTAGGTGCAACATGCCTAAAGGATAAAGACGGTCGCATCTTCTTGGACGAACTACCAACATGGCGAGGTGACCCAGTGGAAGAGATTATACCGGATTGTTCTCTTATCTGCCAGATAGAGTTTCAAGAGATACTTGATCGACAGGTAGAGCGAGTTTTGAAAGGAGAAATTAGTATTAACGATGTAGCCTAATTAGGCTCAAAACAAATAATATGAGTAAAATAAAGTTTAAATATAAATTTGATTCAACAGCCTATGTCGTAGATGAGAAATATTTTCTTGAAATAGAGCGTATAGCAAAAATGAAAAGCGAGAAAATAGAGAAACTGGCTGAAAAGAAATTCAGGACTTATCTTAATGATGGTATGAATCCTATCAAATTGGAATTTAGGATAAGAGGTGTGGAAGAACTTGTAGGTCATTCTGTCATAACTGAATGGAATTATAGTGAAAGGCGCTATCCGATGTCGGTTCCAGAAAAGATAAAGTATGCCATTGTTGATGACATTACAGGTTATGTTGAAAAGAAATTTGAGCATTACAAAGATGATTGTCAAAAGCTATTTGACAAAATTTATAAGAAATCAGAAGAAAGAAATAAAAAGAAAATAAGATTCTGGAAATCTCTTTTTACTGTTACTTTTTTCATGCTGCTAATTGAATGTGTTTGTAGAATAATTCAATAAGATGAAAAATAGGAGATAAATTATGTATGTAGCAAGAGATAAAAAAGGGACACTGGTATTTTTTATAAACATGCCTGAAAAAAATGAAAGATATGAGGGGTGGCAGTCAACCAGTGACACGTGTGATTATTGTATTTTGCCACCTAATTTGTTCCCTGATGTAAGTTGGAGAGATGAAAATCCAACAGAAGTTAAATTAGTAATGAAAAGGAACAAAAACATATGCATCAGAGACAGAACAAAGGTTTGCAATTTATGCCATGAGTGCGATGTATATGTGTTAAATCCTAACTATTAACAAAACGATGAAAGAAAAAAACAAATTAAAATTTATCAGTATACAGTCTAAGGTGTCATCTGATACTGCTGCCCGAATAGACAGGATAGTGAAACGTTGTAACTTTGGATCAAGATATGAATTGATGCAGTATTTGCTATCTGCTTTTCTCAAATATGCAGATAAGGAAGGAGAGGAAGAAGAGGTAAATCCTGAACTGTATGAATTTGCTAAGATATTCGAAGGTTTTGAAAATAAAAAAAATCGAATCATCACAACCAAGCCAGGAGGCAATAGAGCACTGAAAATGACAGACAGCATTAATATCTTTACTATGATCGGGCGCAAAGGATACATCTGCAAGAAGATTTCTATTGATGGAGAGGAAGTGCATACAACAGCAAACAATGAACGTGCTCTAGTTACTGTTATTCGGAAATTATTCCCACAATTGGCTACCGAAATAGATAATATCGGTAGTAATATAGGAGAGAGTAGTTTCGTGAAAATAATACAAGAATTGGTTGAACAGAGTAAAAGCAAATGCAATGATAACATTGTCAGAGAGATAACAGTGGAATTTGAATCTGTAAAGCAATCAACTGAATATGGGAATATTCCCAAGAGATCGAGGAAACAAACAATTATATAAGTTATGAGTAAAGATGCGAATTACAACAAACTGATCCAGGCAAAGCAATGGAAGATACTTAGAAAGAAGAAATTGACTGTTGATCCATTGTGTGAAGATTGTTTGCATAATGGATTAATAGAACCGGCCACAGAAGTACATCATGTTTTCCCTGTTGAAAATGCAACTAGTGGTACAGAGATGGCTCGGTTGATGTATGACTATAACAATTTGCGTTCTCTCTGCCACGATTGCCATCAGTTAGAGCATGTGAGACTAAGGTCAAGGAGCAAGGAGTATGTACGAGAGAATGCAGTAAGGAATGCTGAGAGGTTCAAAGAACGTTATTTTTAATGTTTTTTAAAATGTTAAATCTGTTAACAAATTGAGGGGGGAGGGGTGTTTTTTTTGAGTCAAAATTACTCAAATCCACTGCCCCTTAAGAGAGAGAGATTTCGGTTTCAAAAAAACGCCGTGGGGGTAAAGTTGGAGGGTGTTATCTTTATACCCATAAACAGAAAAAGTAGGTAGTATTAAAATATTTAACACATGGAAAAAGGAGATGACAATGAGAAGCTGATAAGCAAGAAGATTGAGAATATAAAAACTCATGTAAGAAGAGTGTTGAAAGAACATGAAATGTATTCTTCCGAAATGAGTTATCAGATTGAGCTTCTCGCGTCGGATTTACTTGTATTCCGAAAGATTCGTGACGAAGTCCTGAAGGAAGAACAGACTCCGACGGTTACGGAGAAGAGCCGGGAGGGAGAAGACAGGATACGGGAAAATCCGATTTATAATCTGATGGCTAAGTTTGCCGACCGTCTTCGAAAAGACTTGCGATCATTGATGATGAATAAGGAGCTTGCACCTACCGAGTCAAAAGGTGACGAAGGTAATGATGCTCTAACCCAACTAATGGATAGCTTGAAAGAAGAATAAGAGAGAATGAGTGATGTTTCGACGAAAGAGTATAAACAACAAAGGGTTGATGATCTGCTGGCAATAGAGATTGAAAGATTCCAGCTTGACGCCATAGATATGCGCCTTTGGTCGTACATTTCGCAAGTGAGAAATGAACCGGAAAAACACAACCTTTACGAGATTCTCGCTATTTTAAAGTTTCTCCGGTTGATGGATACTTATGTGTTCCGTCCATCAAAAGTAAAAAAGTTCACGAAACTGTATGAAAGCCTCAAATTCTCCGGTATGGATGGCAGGCGATGCTATAAGTTAACTTCTATACAGTATTTCCAGTTTGCTTCCATTCTGGGATTTTACAAATGGGAAGACGTAGGGAAAGCTGAAGGAATGCCTGATGAGGAGAAAAAGACAAAGAAGATAATGGACGGGCGCAGGTATGAGTTGAGGCGTTTGGTTCGTGAGGCTATTCTATTCGTACCCCGAAAGTTCTCAAAAACTACGAGTACCGCTTCTCTGGCGGTGAATGAGATGTTGTTTGGTGACACGAATGCGCAGGCGTATACGGCTGCAAACAGTTATAAACAAGCTAAGATATGTTTTGAAGAGATCAGTAAGATTGTAAAACAGCTTGATCCCGGAAAGAAATACTTTAAAGCTACCAGGGAAACGCTTCATTGGAAACCTAATAAGTTCGGAAGAGAGTCGTTTGTCGAATGTCTTACGGGAGGAGGTGATACAAAGGACGGTCTGAATGCTTCACTGGTTATATTCGACGAATACGCGCAGGCAAAATATGTGCGCGACCACTCCGATGGTGCAGAATTATTGCAGGTGCTTACTTCCTCAATGGGTGTTCGCCGGGAGCCATTAACGGTCATTATTACAACGGCCAGCCGTGTAGAAGATGGCCCTTTCACCATTGAACTGGAAAATGCAAAAAAAGTATTGGAAGGAGAATATGATGATGACAGCCAGTTTGCTTCTATCTTTCAGCCGGATGCTTGGGAGATGACGGATGAGGCTATGGGAAATCCCGAAATATGGCGAAAGTGTAACCCACATATCGGTGTAACAGTACAAGAAGGATATTATAAGCAGAGATGGGATAAGGCTCAACGCGATGCGGAGGCTATGATTGAGTTTAAAACCAAGCTTTTAAATATCTTTGTTTCAGGAGGTGTAAAGAATTGGATACCGCAGACGTTGGCCAGGTCATTAATGACAGATTTTGATATTGAGAATATACAGGGACGTCCTGAAACGATGGCCGCTATGGACTTGTCTGTAAGTGATGACTTTTCTGTGGTCGTTTATAATATATACAGTCGGGCGCAACGGAAGTTCTACCTATGGACGGACTGCTATATCCCTGAAGAAACATTGGAGAATCATCCGAACAAGGAGCTTTATAAGTATTGGAGAGATGGAGGATATTTAAAAGTGTGTCCTGGTGCTGTAATCAGTGAAACTATGATTGTGGAAGATATCCTACGGAGAAATAAAAAGCTTTTGATTTGTCAGATAGGCTATGATGCTTATAAGTCGCAGGAAGTGGTGAATGCCTTGGCGTCTGCCATTGCTTCAACCGGGACATTGCCGGGGAACATCCTGCGTGCGGTCCCGCAAACATATGGAGCTTTTACGTCTCCCGTAGAAACGTTTGAAATGGCTGCAAAAAGCAGACCTCCCAAAGTTGCATTGGCAAATAATCCGATTTTGCCGTATTGTTTCGGAAACTGCTATCTGGATGAGGATAGAATGTGCAATAAAAAGCCTTTAAAGAGAAAGGAAAATCTAAAAATAGACGCTGCGATAGCTTCTCTTATGACTTTTTGGCTATACAATAACTATGAACATTGATTTGATTCCCAATCTGAAAGTAGCCAAAAACGGATTTTTGCAGGGGTAATAGAGGCATAAGAGAAGAGAAAAAACATAAAAATATGCCTTTGGGAATAAGAATGAATCATTTTTTTAGTAATCTATTCAAGCGGGAGGCATCGCCGGCTACAGGATTGACCGCCAATAAAAACGCAGATAGTGGTGGTTACAGGCAGAATATAGTATATGTTAACAATAGCGAAACCGCCATGAAAATAGCGGCGGTATATCGCGCGGTTAACCTGATTTCGTCATCTGCCGCCGTGTTGACGCTGCAATACAAGCGTCTTGATCGTGCCAAGGGATACTTCAAACTACATAACACCGGGGATGGCGCGGTAATAAACTATCTGTTGAGTGTTAAGCCTAATGGCCGGATGAATTCATACACCTTGATTAAAAACATGGTATCTATTGTTTTGTTGCAAGGTAACGCTTATATATATCCTGTCAAAAACAGGCGTGGAGTTCCTGAAGAATTTATTTTGTGCACTCCCGGTTCTGTTACTTATGATGTTTATTCGAATACATACACTATAGCAGATATGGTAAATGGCATTTCGAAGACTGTGGATGCCAGCGAAATCCTGCATTTTAAGAATGTATGCCGTGACGGCGGTTATGTCGGTATATCAACAATCCGTTATGCCGCCTTAACGCTTGGCATTGCGGCTACGGCGGACAATGAGACGCTTAAGCGGTTTGCAACAGGCGGACGGTTCAAGGCTATTCTGCAAAATAATCAGTCTGTGAAGGGATTTGGCGAATATCAGGATAAACAGATGGAAGGGATGGGCGAGGATTTGCAGGAATCGCTTAATCGTGGTGATGATATTTTGAGTGTGCGCGGCGATGGGACGCTCACGCCTATAAGCATGAGTTCCAGTGATATGCAATTTCTTGAAAACCGAAAATTTACAATCAGGGAAATTGCCCGTTTTTTCAATGTGCCACCTTCAAAGCTGATGGATGATAGTAACGCTAATTACAAAAGCGTGGAGGTTAGTAATATTGCTTTCTATGCTGAGGCTTTGCAGCCAATAGTTACCGAAATAGAACGGGAATTTGCTGCTAAAATGCTGAATATAAATACTTATCAGGATTATAAATACAAGTTTGATTTAAAGAGTCTTTATGCGCTTGATCTTGACAGTAAGGCGAAGTGGGATAAATCCCGTCTGGATAATGGGCAGGCCAGTGTAAACGATCTTCGCCGGGAAGATGACAAGGAGCCGGTAGAGAAAGGCGATGTTGTCTATCTGAGTGTCAACTTGGCTGAATTGGGCAGTTCCAAACTGAGTGGGGATGCCACAGGAAAGGGGAATGATAAAACTGTAGGAGAAACAACGAAAAAGGAGGATAAGGATGAATAACGGTTTAAGAATAGTCACTATCGATGAATTGAAGGCTCAAATGCGCGTTGATTTTGAAGATGAGGATGAAATCATTGTTTTGTACGGCAGTGCTGCGGAAGACTCTATAATTGACGGGACGGCAAGAAGCCTTGAAGAACTTAATAGAATGGGATATAGGGAAAAAACCGGACTGGATGCTGAGGAATTACCGGAGGGGAATTGGTTCCCGGATAGATTGAAATTGGCAATACTGATCCTTGCAGCGCATAGTTACCGGAATAGAGAGCCGGTTGCCGCCATTGCGCAAAATGCGGTACCATATTCCTTGGATGTTTTCTGCAAACCATACCGTAAGTTAACAGACAGGGAGGTGTAGTATGTTGCGTGCTGGAAATTTGACGGAGAGGGTGAATATTCTGGTTCCTATTGTAGAGAGGGATAAATTCAACTATCAGAATGCCGTGTATGTAAATAAAAAGACAGTGTGGGCAAATATAACCTACCAAAAGGGAGCACAGGCATTAACTGCCGGTGAGGTCTGGATGACGAAAAGTGTTAGCGTCATGATGCGAAACAATGATATTGTCAACGACCGTTGCCGCTTGGGCTGGGATGGAAAGACATACAGGATAGAAAGTTTTAACAGGAGTAAGGCGGATGGAAGTATTGCTATTGTCGCATCGGTTATTGATGAGACTAATGACGTTGAGGAGGTCGGGTAACCTAAAACGCCTCAATAAAAGTTATACAGAGGCCTTAAAGTTGACTGACTGCTAAGGGAGACTAACATAGCAATGATAATAAGGGAGTGATGAAAGAAAACAAGAGAGAAATTAGAAGCATGGCAGGAGGCCAGTTTCACCCGCGCCTCCGTGAAGCTGCGGGTGAGAATGAAAGCGGTCGTATTATCGAAGGATATGCGATAGTTTTTGGCGTAGAGAGTCGGATGCTTGTGGATTATTGGGAAGATTACCGTGAAATAATAGAGCCGGGGGCGATTACTGAGGCTGATTTGGCGGCTATGGATATAAAGATGACTATTTGGCACAACCGTGAGAGACTTCTTGCTAGAAGCAATAAGGGAGTCGGCACATTGAAACTTTCTGTTGATGAGGTGGGTGTAAAGTATGAATTTGAGGCACCGGACACGCCGGATGGAAATACCGCTTTGGTTCTTGTTAAACGGGGAGATTTGTCAGGAAGTTCTTTCACTTTTTGGAGTGATGAGACAAGCAGTGTCCGGTATACCAAAGATGATGAAGGGGTTTTGTTGCGGCACGTAAAACGTATTGATATGGTTTATGAGATGACGCTTGCCAGTGATCCGGCTTATGTGCAGACAAATGTAACAGCCAGGGAAATAGAGCAAGCCGGCATTCACATAAAAACGGATAAAGTGCCAGATATGGAAGATATCAAAAGGCGTGAAGCCGAAATATATAGAGTGAGGGAAATAAGTAAGAAACGTTTTTTTAATTAAAATTTGGATATGAGCAAAGGAAAAGAAGTAAGTGTACGCCAGTACATCGACCGGAGAGAAGAGATTGTGATCCGTATGAACGAGATTGCAGACAAGGCAGAATCGGAACAAAAACGCGAGTTTACTGCGGAAGAAAAGGATGAGCTGAAGACGCTTGAACGTGAAATGAATGTGCTGGATGTGCGTATTGCGAGCGCGGAAAAGACCGGCTATGTGAAAGTAACCGCACGTGAGGCGGCTTTTGATATGTTTTTAAGAGAGCATTTGAAAGCTCCTTCATCACATAAGTTGCAGCGTGAGTTTACCGGCATTACGACTACGGGGGCTGACCCTATGATTCCTCTGACTATCAATGATATCATCAAGCCGCTTGAGGAGGGGTTGATTTTGGGGAAAGTGGGTTTGCCTCTGATGACAGGCCTTTCCGGTGATTACGTTTGGCCGACCGTTGGTTCTATCGAGGCGGAAGTAGCCGGTGAGGCTGTGGCTCTAAGTGATAAGAATATTGATTTCGGAAAAATCAAGCCAGAGCCGCAACGTGTGGGCGTGACTATTAAGATCACAAGCCAGACTATCAATCAGACTGATGGAGTGGCTTACGAGGTGGTAAGACAACAGTTGCCTCAGGCTGTGGTACGCGTATTGAACAAACTGATGTTTGGTACGGATACGACTGTTACGCATAAGCTTGTGGGACCATTCCATGCTATTGCAAAAACATCGGCTGTTGCAATTAGTACGCTTACCACCAAGGCAAAGCGTAAAGCTGCTAAATATATCCAGTTTGCCGGGGAATTGCCTACTTACAAGGAATTGATTCTTATGAAAAGCATTCCCTTGTTGAAAGGTGTAGAAGCCAGTGCGATGGCTTATGTAATGGATGAATACACAAAGGGGGAGCTGGAAGCAACACCACGCGATCCGGGAAGTGGCCGAATGGTTGTGGAAAATGGAGCGATCAACGGAATTCCGGTATTCTGTACAAATTACATCAATGATGATACCAACACATTCGTAGGTTTCGGGTGTTGGGGGTACGAGCCTTTGCAGCAGTTTGGGGAACAACGTTTCATTATTGATCCGTACACCGGCGCAACAAGTGATGTCGTAAGATTGACGCTAAACGGAGACTGGTCCATGACCACATTACGGGGAGAGGCGTTTGTTCTTGGTAAATGCACGGTAGCAGGTGAATAAGGCTTTGTTGTTCATAATATAGGTTTAAATTTGGTAGGGGCGGGGGCTTTGGGGTCTCCGCTTTTTCTTTAAAAGTAAAATATATGGCAGACGTTATTACCCGGTTGTTGATGGACTCGTCGAATTACACGAGTGGCATTGAAAAGGCTCAAAAAAGCCTTGATAAGTATATGGATAAGAACATGAACCTTGGGAATGTGGTTGGCAATGTAACCAAGGTTATAGGAAAGTTTGCTGTTGGTATCGGTGTTGCAGCGACAGCAGGAGAGGCTTTTAATAAGATAATGGGTTCCAGCCAAAAGTTGGGTGATAAGATGACGGAAACTATTGAGGCGGCAAAAGCCAGCGTCGACCAGTTCTTTTATTCGTTGGGAGCCGGTGAATTCAGTACCTTCCTCAGGGGACTGGATGAAATTATAGCTAAATCAAAAAAGGCACAGCAGGCTTTGGATCAGTTGGGTAATACTCAGATATCTCATGGCTATTTTAGTGCGAAAAACGAAGCGGATATAGCTAAAGCGCAAACCCTGGCAAAAAACAAGTTTGCACCTTTGGACGAAAGGGAACGGGCTTTTAAAGAATGGCAGTCCGGGATAAAGTCTCAACAGGAAATTAATAAGACCTTGCAACATGATCTTGTAAATGCCATCGTAACATCCGTTGAAAAGGAAATAGGTGCCGATAAAATAAAGGTGTCAATGCAAGATGTTGAGATGGCATTGAGAATAGACGTTACTAATCCGTATAAGCGGGAAGAATTGAAAAATCAGTTTGCTGCTGATTATGAGGCTTATCGTAAAGCGGCAGAGAAATCCAGTCATTTATACCAGAATTTTGATAAGAATGGTAATGTCATGTTGGAAGGGGGAAGAGGCTATGAACGTCGAATTGCTACTGATGAGGAAAGACAGAAGGCACAGAAGGAGCTTACCCGGAAATATAGGGAAGCTATTGTTGTTAATGCCATGCTTAACAAATACTCAGACGAACAGCTACAGGGAATAGCTGAGATGGGAGAGAAGTATATTAATCTGAATAAAGCCATAGATGGCTTGGTGAGGGAATTCAATGAAACGGCTAACGAATATAATAATGCTAATAAGAATATAAAAGGCTTTAATCCTGTAAGCAGTCTGGAAGGATATAAAGTGTACAGTGGAAGTACAGTAACAGGAGGTGGGGGAAGCGGAAAAAAGGAGAAATTACCTTCCGGTCCGAGTTTTGTTGAAATCGACCAGATGATAAAGCTCTCTATTGATCGAATGGCTGATAATCCGTTGGATCAGGAAATATTGGATGCGATAGCCAAGAAAAAGCAATTGCCTGTACTTATGCAGCCTGTACAGATGTTGATGCAGATGAATGAAGAGGAGGAAAGTAATATAGATAGTGATGAGGTAACTGAAGCTTTACAACGACGGTTGGAAATGTATGATATTGCACAAGCTAAAATTCAGGAGTATACTAATTTACTGTCTATTGCTAATGAAAAAGAACAGGCTTATTTATTGGAACAACTTAAATTATGGGAAAATATAGCAAATGAAATCAGTGTTACGAAAAAACAGGGAGAGGGACTCTCTGAGGTAACAGGTGTACTAAGCGTAATGGGAGGTGCTTTGCAGAATACTGGGAATGATTGGTTATCTTTTCTCGGACAGTCTGCATCGGTTGCAAGTTCATTAATTCAAGTAATGCAATCATTGACTGCTGTTAATATGGCAAATGCAATTGCAGAACAGGCATCAAAGCCATGGCCTGCCAACTTAATAGCTATTGCCAGCACTATAGCTGCAGTTACTAGTGCTATTACCAGTGTAGCGTCAATCGGAAACTTCGCCGAAGGTGGTATTGTTGGAGGAACAAACTATCAGGATGGTATTACGGCTCGTGTATCATCCGGTGAAATGTTCATCAACGAGGCAGACCAAAAACGTCTCTATGATGCCATCCATACCGGCAACTTTGGTGGTGGCGGTGGCGGAAGAACGATTATCACCGGTGAACAGATTGTCACGGTGGTAAACAATTTCGGCAAGCGTACGGGAAAGGGTACCATATTAAAAGGATAGGTTATGGCAGTAGGATATAAGGTAAAAACCCCATTGGTAGAAACTGATGCTACCGGAGCATTCGGATTGATAAAGCGTCTGAATTACAATGAAATATTAAAGAAGAAAGATGTCAAAAAAGCAATAAGGAAGAGTCTTACTCCTGCTCGTAAGACTGTGCAGCAGGCTTTTAAGTTTTCAGTCAGAAGTGATCCGCGCAAAGCCTACCTGGGTGTGAAAATGGTGGTATATAGGAAAGGAAATGGTGGAAATATCTCTATATTGAACCAACGCGGTACCGGAAGGGTGACATCTTTCACTCGTATAAAAGGCGGTGTAAGTGGCATAACGCGGAAACGGGACAGAAGTAAACGTACGCAGCAGATAGATTCTTATCCGGAACGGGACCGTGCTTTTATCCTTCGTTTTGTCAACAAGGGAACCGGCGAGAGAATGGCATTCACGAGAACCCGCAGTAAAAACGGTAAAGTGGCAAATCGTGGAGCATTGCGCGGTACCGGTTTTTTTTCCGTATCTGATGCCGCCGTGGGGCAGTCCGCACAGACATTAGCCCGGAAAATGGAACAAATGATATTGGAAGTAAGCAAGGAAAAGTAACCCATTTCAGATAAACATAGGTTTATAAAAAAGGTTATGAGTTTATTGGTAGGATATCATATTAAGGAAGTTCTGACACACGACACTTCCCTTACGGAAGATGTGGATAATCGGATTTATCCACTGGTGATCCCGCAAGGTGCGCCGGCTTATCCGTTTATTATATTCCGAAGTGACGGGATATCAACCGACGGGACAAAGGATGGGAATGCCGAAGATAGTGTGAATGCTTCGGTAGTAGTAATAGCTAAAGAGTATATGAAAGCTATTCAACTGGCTAACAAAGTCAGGTATGATCTGGAAGGAGTGACATCGGTATATGATGATTTTCAGGTAAACGATTGTGTGGTTACAGGCAGTTATGAGGAGTTTCTTTTGGATATAGATGCTGTAGCCGTTACAATCAATTTTAATCTCAGGACATTGGACTATTAATTAAATATTTAGATATATGGGAAAAGCAAAAACTTTGAATGGAAAAGACCTGATGCTGTGGATTGACGGCAAGGTCATAGCATTATCAACAAGCTGCAAGATAAATCTTGTAGCCAATACCACTGACAGCGCAACAAAGGATGATGGATTTTGGGATGCATCCGAAATCGGAAGTATGTCGTGGAGTGCGACTAATGAATCGGTTGATAGTGCGGACAAGGATCGGGCAAATGATTACGTGTACGACCAGTTGTTTGACTTGTTTACAGCAGGTCAGCCGGTAGACATCACCGTTGGAATTCCAACCAATAAAGATGATAAGGGTGTACCGGAAGCCGGATGGACCGCGCCGATTAAAGGAACGTTCTATTCCGGTAAAGCTCAGATTACTGCTCTTGATCGTGACGGTACCAAAGGAAACAATGCGAGCGTATCGGTATCCCTTACCGGTTATGGGGCTTTGGTTAAAAAAGAGGTAGCGGAATGACAGTAAGGATTAAAGATAGGGAATATGATTTCTCGTTTGATAGTATATGGGGACCAATATACACTTACGAGGAAATTGCAGGAAGGAAACTGCCTTTCGATCCGCAGAAGACTATATGCAGGCATATCCTGTTTTACTGTATTCTTATTCGCTGCAACAAGGATTTTACATTGCCTCTGGATGACTTTATGAAAGCCCTTGATAATCTGTCATTGCTCCGCCAGATGGCAGATTACTACAACTCGCGTATGGAGGTGCTGACTGCCAGTGATGAGGATAAGGTGGATCATGAAGATGGTGGTGATAAAAAAAAAGACTGAGTGTACGCGAGTTGTATCAATTAATAGTCGGGGAGGGCGGGTGTTCACCCGACTATTTTTTGAACAGGATGAGCCTTGCGGAAACAAGGGATTACATAGCTGGGTTAAATAGACGCTATCGCCAAGACTGGGAAAGGACAAGGCTCACGGCACAGGTGTTCCACAAAGTCCAGACAGGTAAGGACCTGGAATTAGATTTCCCTTGGGAGGTAGAGGAGAAGCCACAACCGACAGAAGAGGAACTGGATATGTTGAGGGAGAAGGCTAAAAACATGGAACGGATAATGAATAAGGAAAATGGCAAGAAATGTAAAGTGGAAAGTTAATTTTAAAACAATCAATGATCGTGATGCCGAAGTGCTGATATACGAAGATGGATGGACAGGAGATGTTACAGACATCGAACCGGCAGAGAATCCGATCACCACAGAAGAGGATAATAACGATGAGTTTATGACGCCTGTACGTACATGGACAGGTTATCTTCGGGTTATTGACAATGGCGATTTGGAGGGATTAATGCCGACGGACAATCAGCAGCATTATGTGGAACTGCTGATTGATAATATATTGAAGTGGTGCGGTTATATGCAGGCGGATACTTTTTCTGAGGATTGGGACATTGCGCCATTAACTGTAGAGTTTCCGTTAATATCTCCTATCGGAGTGCTTGATTCTGTTTATTTGGATCAAACCAAAGAGATGGGGGTGGTTACGCTGGCTTCGCTTATTGTTGAATGTATAGATGCCACCGGAGTGGATTATGAGAAAATTTATCTTCCAAAAGAGGTTACAGCAAATGAAGCCAGTTCAGATTATATGATTCCGTTGACCGCACTTATATCCAGGTATAATTTTTTTTCACAGAATAATTCTGTAAACCGAGATGACCCGGAATATCAGCGATATGATGCGGATACATGTATGTCTTTCCTGAAAGAATTCTGTAAGTTTTGGGGATGGACCATGCGCGAGAGAGAGAAGAATCTTTATTTCATATCTACTGTTGACGTGGAATATCTGATGATATCTGTTAAACAGTTAAGAACGATAGCGGAAGGAGAAAGTTCGGTTATGGATATGTCCGGTAATGATATACTGAGCCGTTCATCTTTGAATATTGAAACGATAGAATTGGCGGGAGATAACCACAAGCAGGATATGTTGCAAGGCTATAACAAGTTTATCATCCGTGCGAAGATAAACGCAGTCAGCGATGCGGTTCCTTCGGTTGATTACAATGATATGAATCTGGAATTCACAGAAACGTACGGACATATTATTACCGGATCAAGTGTGAGATATTATGAAAGGATAATGGCATATACTCCCTTGGGAGATAATATAGAGACATATATTTATCAGTATGAAGGGATAGCCGACCGTATTTGGAAGAAAGTGGAATATACTCCTATGAATGTTGACAATTCCGTTGGTGCTACTTTTGTAAAGAGAGACTACTATAATAGTAATGATCTAGAGAAAAAACGGAATTATAACTATACTGAATGCCTGCGTATATCGTTAGTACAGGATGTTGTCTCTCCTAAGCCGGAAAAAGCCAAGGATATGATTATTCTGAGAATGCGGGGCGAGGGAATGGCAAAATATAGCGAGGGAGCGTTTGTTATATCTGCGAGCACCAGTAGTCATAAGTCTACCGGTGGGGAAGAAAAAGAAGGGAATGGTCGCGGACCTATGGAAATCATGTTTCGTGTCGGTACTAAATATTGGGATGGTGAAAAATGGGGTGATTCTCCTTCCTGGTTCATTATAAATATGGGTAATGAAGAGGGGACAGATCAGGGCACCGGGCAAATATTAAGTACAAAGACGCTTGATATGCCATATAATGGTGCAGATGGTTATTTGATGATTATTGACCAAGATTTATCCGGCGAAGTGGAACTGAGCATCCATGCTATCGTTAATGACAATTTATATGATACTTTGTATCTCTCAAGCCTGAAAGTGGAATATTACAAGGATGACAATGTTGTTGAAAACGATAGGGATGACAACAAGTATGGTGGACAGGTGAATGTGAATTATTCGAATATAATGGAAACAGAACTGTCCATGTCAAGCAATAACAGAAATAAGGCTGCTTATAGTATCTTGTCTCATCCTGAAGCTTCAATAGAGAGTTTACACTATTCCGGTCAGGGTTTGATGAGGCCAGAACTTTGGTTATTGGGTAACCAAAAACGTATTTATGGCCGAGTTACAGAGAAGCTGACTCTGCAGGTTGAAAGAAACGAAAACTTTTCTCCTATAATAAACCTGACAGGTGAGGGGAATATCTATAAGTTATTATCTGAAAGTATTAACTGGGCAGAGGAAACAGAAGAAATAATGATTGAAAATATACCGTGATATGGGCAAACTGAAAGGCAATGATTTAATCGTATTTTTCGAGCATGGCGGAACATGGAAAGCTTTGGCTTATGGTACGACATGCGAGATAGATATATCGGCTGAGACTATTGCGATAGGAAGTCCTTATACCGGACGTTGGACAAAGAAAAAGAAAAGAAGAAGAAGCTGGAATGTAAACAGTGGTCATTTATTCAGTGATGATGAGAAGATTGTGGATGTCTTTAGAAAATTGGATAGCGATCAGGAGGTACGTGTCTTGATCGGTAGCGTAGTAACGCATCGAAATAGTGTTGCTGCTGAAAATTATGTTCCTGACGGCCGGGTGATGTTACAAGGTAACGCGCTTATAACGAGAATGACGATAACCGGTAAAGTTCGGGATTTTGTCACCATGTCCATGCAGATGGAAGGTAGCGGGGAATTGTCTTTCAATGCTGTGGCAAACTGGTTTGTTATCACGGTCGGTATCAATTCTTCAAGTATTGGAAAGTGCAGCGTGGAGGCTACGGGAGATGTGGTTGGCATTACTCCCTCAACTGATGGAAGTACGTATACTATAGTAGCAAGTGCGGGTGGTACCGTAACGGTAAATGTTATGGCGGAAGAAGGCTATCAGGTACAGGAGCTTATTGTTGATGGTATATCCAAAGGTGATATGTCTGAATATACCTTTGAAGATGTCAATGAAGATCATATCATGTCTGTAAACATGGAAGAAGCTACTACCGTTAACTTCTTGGTCCGTGATGACCTTCCTGATGTTTTTTATTCAAGCACACAATCAGCATTGGATGCTATTAAGATCGATTATCCGAACGGCTTGACGCAGAATGTTACTTTGACATGTATAAAGCAAGTGACGGAAAAACGGGTTGGTGGAACGTGGATTTCTACTCTGTCAGATTGGAACAAACAATCCATATATTATCTTACCATTGATGGTAATGATAAGTTGACTTATGACGGAAAATCATTGGGGGGCTTGCAGTTCAAAGAAGTAAACAATATTTTGCTAAGAAATATGTCATTCGTGAACTGTGCCAATTATGCTGGGGAATATTCTCCAAGTGAATTATACGCGATCTATTACAAAGGTAATGCAGAATTATATGCCCGCAACCTGATGATTTATCAATGTTCATTTAATGGGTTGTATCCGAGTGATTCAACAAAGAAAGCCTACCGCACCATCGGATCGCAATATAGCGAAAATTTGACGGTATTAGGATGTGATATAAGCAATGACTATGGCAACTGTATGAAGTTGACAAATAGTTTATATGTATCTATTTTGAAGAATAAAATTAATGTTGATTATTCATTGGGGGTTGTGGCTCATCCTTCGATTATGACCCTTAAGAATTGCTATTGTCTGAATGTGGAGGATAACGATTTGTCCGGTGATAATCGTGAAAACTACTTTGAATTAAGTAACGTTGAACGTATCTATTTCCGTAGAAATGAATTCTCCGGCGGAGGTGGACGTGCAATCACGATGACTACATTGGCGGGAGTTAAAGAGGTTGTCATTGATTCGAACCTGTTTGTAGGAATGGTCAATTCTCCGGTTGGTGACTGGATGAAGGAATATATCAACTTGACTAAGATAAATTCCTTGAAGATCAGGAATAATACATTCTATATGGATGGAAGGTTCTATGAACAGTATGTAACCCGGGGCGGTACTGTAGAGAATGCAGAACTGTTTAACAACATATTAATCAATGCTACCGGTTCGACTACATCCAGCATCAATGGATTTGTTATCAATAGATGTAAGAGCTTGAAAACTGGTAATAACCTGTATGAGTCGATGCGAGGTTTGATTGTGTCACCTAATGCCGACGCAGAATATATAACTATTGACTGGACTACCGGTCGTGATATTGCCAAACTTCAGACGGCAGGCTATGAAACTAATTCCATTGAAGTGGAGGATGGTACGAAACTCCTTGAAATTCAAAATGGAGGAGATTCTTATAAACTGATTGCCGGGCTTGAATATTATTCCAATATGGCCTATATGCCTTTCGCCGATATTGAATATAAATCCAAGGGAAGTTTGGGAAATACACGCGGATGTTATAATCTTGCCGGAATACAGATTGATGAAAATCAGGATATAACAGGATATACCGGTGAGAATTACAGTGTAGACCAGGCATTCGACAGTGATGTGCAATATAGTGCGATGGCTGATGATATCTTATGCCTGACACACAACACTTTGGATAGGATGAAGCTTATAGTCTTCTCTATTGTAGGCTCACAGCATACGGAATTTCAATTGGGAAAAAGTGGTATTATCCACACATATCCGGTACTGGATGAAAACAATCAATATGAGGCCGATGAATTATATACCATTAATGTAGAATGATATGTCAGAAAGTTATATAGATAAGCTGAAGGTGCAGATTGGCCGCGTAAAAGCAAAGGCCAAGGCAGACAATTATTTTCCGGTAGTTTCTGAGGATACTGTCACTATCAATGCGCAAACGAAGTGGGGGCAAAGTTCAGAATGGCAGATTCAGGATGGTAGCGGAGATATAACAACAACTGCAGGAAACTTGTATCTGGACAAGGATAGTAAGGAAATTATAGCCGTGTCTGCAGGCGAATTGCAACAAAAATTCATAGCTCGCAATTATCTAACGGAAACGGTGGTTTCCAAGATGATATATGCTATGGTTCCACAGACATTACCGTACTTTGACGTGACAGCACAAGAGGTTGTACGCGTCGGTGAAAGTGGCTCTTTACAGGTTGCGATGAAAAACGGCTATAAGGGGAATTCTGAGATAGCCGTAAGAGTCTATAAAGAAAATGATACAACTGTTTATAAAGTATTGGAGTCGGCAGGCCGACCTACTCCTGATGAACAATATCCGTTTAGCTATTCTTTCTCCGAAGCGTCAGACCGTGGTATCTATGACATAGAGGTTGATGTAAAAGATACGACATCGGGGATTACTATTACCAAGAGAATTAATAAACTGATCACTATTACACCGAAGCTATGCCCGCAACCGGAAGACACTACTTCAGGATATGAAGTAGTGGCAACTTACCGTTCAATAGTTTCGTATGGTGGGACAAAGAACTTTGAAATTCGTCTATGGCGTAATGTTAATGATAGCGGTCTGAATTACGCTGAGGCGATATTACCACATGGTGATGCCATTGCCTCGTATGAACGAATGAATATAGGTCTTCTTCCTGCCGGGACAACGTTATGTTTGAAACTCGATCCTCAGGAGACGGAGCCTTATGCGTGTCGCTTTCTTCCGACTGGAATAACTGAAGCCAATGTGACCAATGAGAACGGTTCTCCTAACTTCACTTATGAGCACCCTCTCGTTATTACGCATGACCAGACAGATGTGTGGAATTGGGTTTGGCGGTATTATGGGGCATTGAGTATATCCAACAATCTAAGAAACATTGTGTTTGACGGTCGTGGCTATCACAACACGAGCATTAAATTTACTCCACTTCCAGGAAGCGTATATAATACCTGTATATTTCTCGTAGGAGGTACTTCCGATTGGGAGATGTTTAGTTGCGATGTGGACGATACCGGTTTTGCCGGCATTTCCGCCAAGACCGATCCCAACGCTGGACAACCTTGGTTCTGGCGGGAAAACGGATGGGAAATGACTAATCTTAAGATTCATCACTGTACTTTTCAAAATACAGCCGGAGAAGGTGTATATCTTGGCTATTACGGGACTGGTGAACTAGCAGGAGGATATCATCCTCATTTGTTGCGTGGCTTGCGCCTTTATCGTTGCAAATTCTTCCATACAGGTTTTGATCCGGTACAGATAAATAATTCTGTTGAAACGGAAGTATGTAACCTTGACATTGAACAATGTTGTTATAAGAAAGAAGTAAATCAGGCTAATACTTTTTCATGTACAATGGACGGAAGGGTATATAATTGTAAAGTCTGGGATAATTTTTCTTCGATTGGCATAATCTCTCCTTTTATGTCCAGGTTAGAGCTTTTCAATAATATCTTGACGTGTGATAAGGATAGCCTTGCCTTCTCATGGACAAGATGGAGTGATAGCGGTGGTTCTGAGATTGACGATACACTTGTTTTTAAAATATATAATAATATAATCAAAGGAAGAATTATAGCGACAATTGCTGGAAATGTGACATATTCTAACTATACAATGGATGATAATATATTCATTACTTCCGAAGGAGATACTGAACTACCTGGCTACTTTACTGGTAGTGGAAATGTCTTTTTACAAAATAATGAAGAATATGATGTACTGGATACCTATTTGAAAATAGCAGATAGTGCTAACTATAATTACCAACCTAATTACAACTCATTGCTTGTATCAGCAGGTGCTAACTCGTTGACAGATTACGACATGCGTGGTTATAAGAGATGGTTTGTCAATATAAAGCATTCAGGCCCGCTTATGGGAATTTTCAAAGATACAAGTATTCCTGACGAGTCTATTCCACTTGCGCTTAATAGTATTGCACTTACAGCAGGAAATGATAAGATAGTAGAAGTTGTATTTAACTATTCCGGTTCATTTCCTCCGACAAAGTACCGTATTAGTGAAACTGCCGACCTTTCGGATGCAGATTGGAAAGATTATTCTGCAAATGTGACATATGAATTTGCAACGGCAGGTGATAAAGTACTATACGGACAGCTTCAGGACACGGAAGGAAATATGACGGAGATAAAGAGTGCTACCATTACTATAGCTGAAAGTACTGCTCATAAGGCTGTAATCTCTATAGGATGGGTAAAATCGGAAATAAATAATCAGCCTATAATCTTTGATGAGGAATTGAAGATTAACAAAGTTAACTACTCGACAGTAGCAAGTACATGGAAATGGGAGGATGGAACAGATGGCGGTACAATATTGAAGAACAATACTAACGGTATTGCGACATCTGCTTCCGGAGGTATGCCGGGGGCTACAACAGGGGATGACAGCGGCATATATCCCGATGCTGTCATAGAAAAAAACGTTTTAATCATGAGAACCGGGACAGAAGAAGATTTTACGACCTATTGCGAAGCATTGATAGGTGGCTTATCGGCTGGTAAGTATAGAATACGGTTGTATAACTCCTTGAAAAGTACTGATGCATCTTTGACGTCTACCGCCAAGTATCAGGTAGTTGTTGGAGATATCGCTACTGATTTTACATTCCCGGATGGTTATGATATTAGAAATAACTTAACGCAGTGGATAGAGATGGAAGTAACGGTCGATGATTCGTTCTTGTTGCGTTGGGGAAGAAAAGAGGGAGGTACAGGTACACATAGATATCCAGTGAATATAATAGAGATTGAAAAAATATAGATTAATTATTAAACACGAGAAATAACATGAAAAAAGAAACGAAAGAGGACATTAGAACTTATAGTGCAATAGCTGCTTTGGTTGGAGCAGTGGGTTTCGGTGTGGCAGGATTCTGTGTTAATCCTGTTGGTATAATTTCCGACTCTGTATTGTATCTCATTGCGCAACTTTTAATGTATGCTGCATTAGCATTGGGAGTTGATGCGTATGTCGGAGTGGCGGTAAGGAAATATTTGAATAATGACAAATAAAATTAAACAAAATGAGTAGAGGTTTAAGAAACAACAATCCGGGAAATATCCGTAATAGTTCGACGGTATGGATAGGAGAGGTAACACCCAGCAAGGATAAGTCATTTAAGCAGTTTAAATCTATGGCTTACGGCTATCGTGCCACAATCAAGTTGCTACAAAATTATCGTAAAATACATAATTGCCAGACGGTAAGCGATTTTATAAAGAGATGGGCGCCACCATCGGAAAACAACACATCGGGTTACACCAGCCGCGTATGCAGTGAAATGCAAGTGCCTAATACTTATATTCCTGACATTGAAGATAAAAACACCATGTGTGCTTTTGCGGCTGCAATAAGCCTTGTGGAAAATGGTGTGCCGGCAATAATGGAAGATGTGTATGCCGGGTGGGAACTTTTGTAATTAATGGATAACCATCTTCCTAACATCAGGAAAATGGTGTTATGTTTATTATAACGGCAATGTACTATCACAGCGGAAGGCCGTTCAAAAGAGTTTATATGAACTTAGTAATAACAGATAACCAAAGAAAAAGTTCATGAATAATTTAAAAGAAATGATTAGATTGTCAATAATAGGCTTTATAGCCCTGGTTGTGATGGGAACTATAATGTTTTTATTCTCTTCCTGTGGCAGTTATAAGTCGACCATGAAGAAGGAAACCCTTATTCAAGTGGAAGATAGTAGTCGGCAAATCATTGACTTTGGATTTACTTCTGTTAGAGATATTACCAGTTTCCTAAACTCTGCTATTAACAAAAAAATAAGCTGGAAGTTGTATGATACCAGTAAGCCGAAAGACCCGGATACCGGTAAATATCCGCTATTGGCTGAAGGTGATACAGAAGAAAACAATGAGACTAAGCATAGCACTATTATTTCGATCTCGGACAGTATTTTTCTGAAATCGGATAGTTCATCGTTTTCCCGAAGTCAGGAAGACGAAATGCAGGAAAAGCAAGTCCAAAGAGAAGAAACAACGGTTCCTAAACAGATATCCGGTATGATATGGGCATCCTGTGTGCTATTACTATTGATGATTGTTGCATGGATAATCTATAAATCAAAGAAAGGAGGCTGATATGATTTAGTAGTAACTTAATCGGGGATGAGTAGAGCATCCCAATATATTATTAACAAATGTTCTCTTTCGGGGATTAGAGATTAAAGAAAGCCCCGCAACCCGTTCCAAACTACCACATCTTTCACGGGCAAACATCGCACGGACTGTTAGGAGGCTTTCTAGTTGAATAACAGTTTGAGCGATGTTTTTGTTTAGGAACCTTTATATTTTTTTTTGATATGGAAAAATTAAGGAAAGCGTATGAGATCGCTGTGGTGGTAGTATTAGAAGTTACTGAACTGGATAGAGAAAAACTTTTTAAATCACTATTGGAAGAATATGTAGATGCAAGAGCTATCCTTATAAACTGGCTGGTATCCGTCGGATATACAGAGAGGATGATTGCGGAGTATTCTGGCATGAGCCAGCAGAGAATAAACTTTTTAAAGAATACCTTTATTTATAGAAAACAGCGCATGAGTGTTGGATTATGCGCACAAGAGATTAACAAAAGGCTTACAAACTGCCTACAAACATCTTGTTGAGGTACAAATGTCTTTTCCTGTCCTTTGGCGTGCGGTTACTATTGACCGTATGATTTACTTATAATTGTTTTTATGGAAACAGTAGATAAACAAATTATTGAGAAGAAAGTGTACGAGGAAGGAAAAAAGGAGTACGCGACAAAGGGAGTAGGAAATGCAGGTTTAACTTTGGGTATCATTGGTACGGCACTTGGCGCATACGCACTTTGGGGACGTGGTAATGGTCTTGGTGTTGCCGGTGGCGTTTCTATGCCGGAAAATGTGAATATCAATACCAATCGTGACAGTGCCAGTGTTTCGGCTGCTGGTGATGGTGTGGTAGCTCCGACTGCATTTCAAGCGTGGGAAAAAGGCTGTGAAGAGGCAATTGCTTTGACTGACGCAATATGGAGACTCCATGTTAGCAGCATGCAGGCAGATTACGATCATCGCCAGACTGACATTGCAGAGAAATTCGGTCTGTACCAATCTCAGGTAAATGCCGACTTTGGTCTGTACAAGGGTATGCGCGATGGTTTCGATGCATTGTCTGCAAAACAGAATCAGGATGCGTTCGGCTTGTATAAGAACCAACGTGACGGTTTCGACGTACTGAATGCACGTATCGGTCAATTGGAAAAAGAAGTGGCTGTAAATACCGCTATTCGTCCATATCAGGATAAGCTTATTCAGTGTGAAATCGAAAAAGCGTTTACTGCCGGTATCAATTACACTGACCGTAAGACTTGCCGCATGATTACTGGTGAGTTGGTATTGCCAAGCACACCGACTGTAACCGGTTACCCGAGTTATAATCCGTGCTCTTGTCCGGCTGCCCCAACTCCTGCGGCTTAAAATCTAAGTTAGTGGCGGGTACGCTTTAAGGCGTGCTTGCCACTAATTCCATCTAACTACTAACTTAAAATAATATGCAGAATATTTTTGTAGGTGCATCTGATCCGTTAATGGGCGGAAATGCTTATCAAACTCCTAATATAGATGATAAGATAGATCAGTTAAAGCAATTGCAACAGCAGCTTGAACTCCAAAAGCAAAATGTAATCCGTTCCCAACAACAGCCTGTTGCTCATCAAAATCCATCTCCTGTGTGGGATGAAATTGATAATATCACGTCTGCCATGAGTGACCGGGAATTTGGGCTTATGAGTAATAATGAAGAATTCCAATCCAGTCAGGCGACAATAATGTCAATCATGCAACGAGAGTATATGCGCATAATGCGTCCTATCGTGGAATCCACAAAAGATGGGAAAGATGCGCTTGATAAACATCTTCTTTTGGTAAAAAAGCTGAAGAAATCGGCTGCTGATGAGGCAAATAAGAATCTTGAACTTTTCAATGAATATACTGAAAAGTATTCAGATATGCCTTATGCTGAATTCTTGAAAATGAAGAGGAAAGGAGCAAAGTAATGACACGTGAGGAAGGTTTAATAATAGCTCTTAGCCATCGCGTGGATATCTTGGAGAAACAAGTGAAATTATTAATGGAAGAAAGGGAAAACAATGTTATACGCAAAGGAAGAAGTAAACAAGTTCAAGGGAAATCTGAAAAGTAGCGTTCAGAGTTGGGCAGAAGATAAAATTGATTCGCTAACTGCTGAGAAACCCAGGTTAAAACCTGCTTCTGTGTATATGAAGAGAGGGTTAAGTAATTGGCTTGATAAGGAAGATGACCGCCTCAATAAAATGATAGACAATATGATGTTGTTTGTATCGGACAAGAATGGCGGCATAGATAGTGATCTGTTGATTAATGATGCTGTTGACATGTTTAAGATGATGGATAAGCAGCAGATGCAGCTTGGGGCATTTTCTCTTGAATATGGAAAAGGTGAAATATTGATTTCAATCCCTCATAATCCCTGGTTGGATTTAATATTTGGAGACTTAGGACAGATAAAGTTAACGGCTGATGATCTGTTGGAAATAAAGAATTTGTTGAATTAATAAAATCGGGATATGAATTATAGAGATTTGATCCAGAAGGCGAGGGAAGACGGTGTATCTACTGAAAGAGCCATGTGGGCAGGTGTAGATGACGTAGACGAATTACTATGTCTGATAAAAAAGGAACACCCGGAAATGTATTGGAAGTTCATGCGTAACCAGCATGGTTCCTTGTATGGTGGGCATTACGATGAGGCTTTTGCTGAACATGATGTGAAGGTTCTGACAGGTAAAGATAAAGATGGAAGGCCACATAAAGGAGCAGAATGGACCGTCGATCAGATAGAGGATGCAACCAAAGCCATGAAATTTCCTGTAGGGACTACGAAGTGGGATAAGTATGTTGCGTTTAATGCCTTCAAATCTGTTGTGTGTAGCGTACTTGATAATGAACAGACATTAAAAGCTGCATATAGTTTCTATTTTGCGGATGAAAACTGGCCTACTTCTACGAAAATATGGGATTACATGTGCTGTAAACAGGAGATTAAATGAGAGTATTGATAGACATATTGATAGATAAGGCTGATTATTTGCCATATTGTGATTATTGCCGGCTGTTGCATATCTTAAGATGGAACACATAGGCTTTAATTACAAGTTAGAAAAGTGGCTTGATTGGTTAATTCCTATTGCTATTGTAGCAAAGGGAGTGTCTCTATGCCTATAAATTACATGTTTGTTGGTTTAAATAATGAGGCCATCTCAAGTTCATTTTGAGACAGCCTCATTACATTTTACGCTTTCTTTCGAAGCCCTTCTTTTATTTGGTGAAATCCTTCTATAACAGAATCAGGAAGTATTTTTGCGTAAATCTGCGTGGTCTTGATGTCCGTATGCCCGAGCATCTTGCTGACTACTTCGATAGGCAGACCAGAGCCGAGTGCTATTGTAGTTGCAAATGTATGGCGTCCGATATGAGTTGATATTTTCTTTGTCACACCGGCGGCACAGGCTACGGCTTTCAACCATCTGTTATATACATCGTATGCAAGATGGGGCAATTGAAAATTATATTTTTGTAAGATTTCCAATACACAAGGAAATAAGTAAATAAAGAACCTTGTCCCAGTTTTGCAACGTACATCTTTCAGTATATAATCCTGCCCGTTTTTTTCATATTGAGTAAAGTCCGTACTCATCAGGTCTGCATAGCTAAGGCCGGTGTAACATTGTATGATAAAGTAGTCTCTAACTTTTGATTGCAGGATGCTGGTTGTTTTGAAATTTTGGATCATCTGAATTTCTTTAAGGGTCAAGACTGTTCTTTCCTGGCTACATCCTCTCTTATCCTTAAATTTGGAATAAGGATTGGCTGTCATTCTTTCCATGACAATAGCGTCGTTAATATATGCTTTTATGACTTTGTGGTAGGTGTGAATGGTAGTCTGCATCATAGGTTGACCTTTCACCAATCTTTTTTTAAGATATTCATCTAAAAGGATTATCTTAGGGTAGGTTAAATCAGAGAAATGTACAATGGTTTTGTATTCATTACGAAGAAACCTAAGCACTTTATAGTGCTGTCTTTTGGTACTTTCTCTAATAGCTCTTTGCTCAATACGCTCTTCCATGAAATCAAGGAATGTACCATCCGTATGGCCTTCATTAATAAGACTATCTATAAGAGATAGATTAAAAGCCGCATCTTGAGAGTTGAGGCGGTTGACAAACAAGTTGATCTCTTTGAGATAATGGTCAAGCTTTTCATTCAGGATATCGGCATTATCGCATCCGACAACCCTTCCAGATTTAAATTGGGACTTTTTAACTTTAATTCCCGTAGACAGAAATTTGCGCTTAGAAAGATGACGGATTTCAATCTGAACTAACCCGGGTTTCTGGTTAGTTGCTACATGCTTGCGGTCGAAGATGACACGCGTTTGAACTTTGTTAATCATAACTTTTTGGTTTTTTAAATTGGTATCCGCAGTGGTATCCAACTTGGTATCCAAAAAGCGCACTAATCTGAACTTATCCGAACTAAAATGACTATAAAAATAGAATAATACTGACCCTATATCTTTTAGTTCTTGCTATATCTTATTGAAACAAAGGGTTTTATAAAAAGTTTATGATAACCCCATATTCCAATTTAGTGATCCGCTTGGGGCTCGAACCCAAGACCCCAACATTAAAAGTGTTGTGCTCTACCTGCTGAGCTAGCGAATCAAACCTTTATTGCT